AACTTTTCCTTTTGAATTAACTCTATCAAATTGCCATTTATATTCTTCAGTGTGTTTCACTCCAGTTATCTCCTATTTTATATTCACCATCTAAGGGACAGTTGAGTCCAAGATCTACGCCTGCTTGTATAATACACTCAACGCCTACCTTCCCTACTTCTTCTGCATACTGGGCTGGCACTTCTACTTGCCATTCATCGTGGACGTTACCGACCACAACAGCTTTATACTTTTGTATCTTCTCATGAAACAGAATTAAGCCCTGCTTCATAACGATAGCACCTCCACCCTGCAACAGGGCATTCAACGCACTGTGTTGTGATCTAACTTTTATCTTTCTACCATCTATTCCTTTAAGGAAACCTTTGGTTGCAGCTCTTGATACTTTAGCGATAAGAGTTCTAAATGATGGCAGATTATCGAGGAAAGTATCTCTAAGTCTTTTACCGTCCCTCTTGCTTCCCCCAACCACTGTCCCAATCTTTTCATCTCCGGCTCCGTATATGAGTGCATAGATGAATGTCTTTGCCTGATTTCTTGATTCAAGTCCCGCAAGTCTTTGATTAGCTGTGTGTATGTCTCCGTTGAGAATTTCATCTATAAAGCCCTCATCATTCATATAGTGAGCAAGTATTCTTAACTCAAGACCACTAGCATCAATACCTACTAGTTTATGTTTAGAAGGAACTACCCAACAGGCTCTGCATTCCCGGCCATAAGGAGCGGAACAGCTGGGAACTTGAGCCATGTTGGGGTTCCTATGAGTCATTCTACCAGTAACAGTACCATTATGGTTAACAAATCCATGTACTCTGTTATCTTTTTTAAGCTCTTTGTACCATCCATTTATTTGTGAGATACGCTTCTGGAGCATTAGATACTTACCTATTAGTGATGCTTCTGGTATTCCTTTTACATTAGATAATATCTTTTCATCAACCATAGGTTGACCTGTTGGAGTAAACTTCTTAGGCTTCCATCCAAACTCTTGTAGATATTCTCCTATTTGTTTACGTGAGCCTAGATTAAACTCTATTCTTTTCTCACGTAGAATAGATCCTCTTCTGCATATTTCTTTATGATCATCCTCTGTAAGTCTTATGCCTTTACCCTGTAAAGTTTCACCCATCTTAGATGTCTTACCTGACTTGGTTTGACGTTTGAATATTTCTATTCTTTCTACCTTAGGCTTGAACCGCTTCTTAACTTCGGTAGTTACTAGCTCAACTTCTTCTGTCAGCTCTGCTAGTAGAATCGATGCTGCCTGCTCATCAAATAAGAAACCATGCTCTTCCTGTTCCCTCAGTATAGGAGCCACTCTGTTCTCTATATCTATAGACTTTTTAGAGAAACCCGCAGCCTCCTTTCGTAATTCAAAATAAACTTTCTTATTTAAAATAACATCGCTAGTACATCGTGCCATCATCTCAGGGCTGTAGGCTGTGAAATCATCATAGCCACTCTTAGAGAAACCTACAGACTCACCCCACTGTTTTAGGCTGTGGCCCCCTTCACGCACTGGATTGAATAATCTGGAAATGATTAGAGTATCCACCAGTTTTTTATCTGATAGATCAACGCCACACATTTTATCTATCCAAGGTATATCATAGTTAATAATATTATGACCGATAAGCTTATCGGCCTGTTGTAGTAGCTTGACACCTTCATCTATCTGGTTAGGGCCAAATTCATAGACAGTACTACTATCTAAATCTACAGCAGAGATACACCAAATAACACTTACATCTGTTATTCCATCTGTTTCAATATCAAAGATTAATGATTTCATAATCCTTCTTCCGCACCTTCAAAGTCATCTTCATAATCAATTACTTCAGCTAATCTTCCTGTTTCTTTATCGTAGGTGAGATGGGTTGCCATCCCTACGTCTCCAGTGTACCTAGATTTTAAGACTCTAACGTGGGTAGTGTTAGCTTCGTTAGGGTCATCAGCCTGTTGGTTCCGCTCTAAAGCCAGTACACAATCTGATAACTGCGCTATAGACTGAGAGCCTCTAAGATGGCTAAGGTTCACAGCGACACCATTTTCATGACCTCTGTTACCTTCAATCCTCTTGAGATGAGATACCAGTATTAAACCCGCATTTGTTTCTTCAACTATAGATCGCAGCTTGTGCATAATTGTATCTATAGTTCTTCGTTCATCCCCTTCAGCACTAGCTGACAGAAGCATATGTAAGTGATCTACAACTACCCACTTACAATCAAGACCAACAATCATGTATCTTACTTTAGCAAAGATCTCATCAATGTCATTAGAACCAAAGTGTGAATGAATCCAAACACGATCATCCCCAAATAGATTGGCTAACATACTGTCTAGTTTTTCTTTCGGATATTCTTTTCTGATGTGATCAATATATAATCTGGCGTTAGCTTCAATGGATACAAGGCAGTCGGCAGTCTTATAATAATCCTCCTCAAGAGCAATAATACCTACGTTGTCTTTAGTGTTTTTTATTAACCAGTGTTCTAGCTCTCTAGTGATACTAGATTTACCTAAGCCAGTACCACCTGTCACAGTAACAAGCTCTCCGGTTCTGAGTCCATATAGTTTATCGTTTAGGCCATGCCAAGGATAAGGAATAGATTCCTTCTCAGGCCGATCATGATACTTAGACATAACTTCTTTAGCACTCATGATTCCAGAAGGAGTATAGGTTTTAGAAGCCCACCAAGCTATAGTGTATGCCTTATGATTACCGCTCCGCAGCATATCATTAGCATCTTTAAACTCTTCAGGTAGATTCAGGATCAGGGCTTTCCCCGGAGTAAATAACCTAGCCACTTTCTTAGCAGCTTCTCTACCCGGAGTGTCACTATCAAAGTTGATAACAATTTTATCAAACTTTTCTAAAAACTCTAAAGATGCTTTGATGTCCCTGACTGCACCACCAGCACCATTCTTGAGAGAGACTACAGGCCACTTAGATCCTAGAAGTTCATATCCCGCCATAGCATCACACTCCCCTTCAGTGATAGTTATATACTTACCACCTTCTTGGAATAGTTGCTGACCAAACAGACCAGTACCAACTGAAGAACCTTGCCAGAAAAATGTCTTCTTGGCATCTCTAAGTTTAAATGCACCTATCTCATTAACATTATAATATGGATAGATGTGAGTATCTATTTCATCTTTAGAGTTAAGAATAGATTTAACGCCATACTTTTTGGCAGTCTCAAGAGAGATAGCCCTATCAGTTAGAGCGTTAAAAGAACCGTCAGATGTGTTAACAGAATTATTTTTGTAGGTTTTAAATTCTACTGGTGTAGGTGAGATGTTGCTTTCGGTGTTGGGGATTAGCTTGTCACAGCTAAAGCAGTACATTGAACCATCATCGTTTAGAGATGCTGGGTCGCTGCCACCACATTCGGGGCAGGGTAAATGTGTTTTAATAAATGCCATTCTCGCTCCTTAAAAAAATGGGGAGCCGAAACTCCCCCAATAGACAGCACACAATTAACTACGAACATAAGCCTCATTCTCAGGAGTGTCAGGATCATCGCCAATAAACTTACCTTCTTCATCCCTAGCTCTTTCGTATGTGATCTTTGTATCAGCGGTACACTCAGTCTCAAGCTGTGCTTTAAACCACTCAAGCGCAGCCTTCTTGGTTGCAATGTCTTCTGACAAAGATTTTATATCTAAAATAAGATTCTGAGCTAACGTAAAGATGGATTGGTTTTGATCTGACATCTTGGAGACATCATAGTCTCCGTTGTCAGTTTTAAAGACTGTCATAGTTCCTCCTCAAGGGATTCTTCTATATCAAATTCATCGCCTCCTCCACCACTAGAGTAAGGGACTAGATCTAGAACCTGCAAAGCTAGAAACTCTAAACCTTGGTAGTGTTTACCACCTCTCTCCATCTCCCACTCACGATATGAAACCTTGACCTTAGAACCATTACCTACTTCTACATCAATCTCATTCTTCATCCGATCATAGAGTTTAGGAGGTTCTCTAGTTCCCTTCGGCCCACCATTCACTTTACGTTTAATGATTA